TACAAATCCACTTCTTCATTAGATGCCTTTTAATTTAGGATTAATGATATTGTCTTTTGCACGTGGACGTGATTGTCTTTGTTTAGCTGAATATGAATTATGTTTGTTGAACAAGCATTGTTTAAGCTGTTCAGCAAGGTATCGTTTAAAATCTTTTGAATCCATAAGGCACTCCTATTTGTTAAATGCCTTCTTAATTTACTTCTTAAAAAAGTCTGACCAAAATTTCAAGATTTCTTTTTGGCTATTCTTTACATCATCTTGCCAATCTTTAAAAAATTTTGTCCAGTAATCTTTTACTGCTTTGTAATCCATTCCCATTCGCTTTCGTTGTAAGGTATCATACTGCACATATAATTATTTTATTGTGCGTTGCAATAGTTATTCTGTAGGGAACTGAATATTATTTACATCTTCTGCTGTCATTTCGTCTGTAACAGTTGAAGGTAAATCTCTTAATGCTTGTCTGTATGCTTTAAATCCAGCAGATAAAGTTGAACCAGTTTCTTTAGCTTTAATGATACGCCAATCATCTTTAGCAAGTAATCTATCTCTTTTTGTTCTAAGTTCTGCTACTGCTCTATCTTTAGCACCATTATTCCAAGCAGTTTCTTCAGCTTGTCTTTGTGCTATTTCTTCAGCAGTGAGTTCTACTTGTTGTCCATTTACTATTTTATGTGGCATAATTATCTCCTATTTAACTTAACTATTTTAATTTTTCTACTATTTTTTCTCCACTTATTTAAAGCCTTAACATAAGCAGAATCTTTATTAATATATTCATATAATTTGGCAATATAATCATTTATTGGCATATCAAGATTGTCTAAATGACCTTCTATCAAATTACATTTGCTACATAACATTCCTCTAATATCTCCAGTTTTATGGTTATGATCTACAAATAAAGGTTTATTGTATTTTTCTAAATGTTGTTTGTTTTCCATGCCACAAACTTCACAAGAGTAATTAGCAAGATTCATAAGTTTTTTATATTCTTGTACATTAAGATTATAATTAACTTTTAATTTATAATGCTTATTATAAATTTTATTATGTCTTGTTTTTCTTTTGTTTTGTTTTCTTTCTTCGTATAAACATTTTTCGTAAGCCTTATCATATTCTTTTCTTGTTTTAAAATCTTCTGGATTTAAACCATATTTGTTAGGTTTATATTTTTTAAGAATAGGCATTAATTAAGTCCGAATAAAAGTATCTTACCATCATCTATGTTTCCGCTATCCATACGGAAAATAATGTTCGTAAGCGGTGAAACTGTATTTGCATACCCAGCAGAATACCAATCAATAGATGTTGGACTTGTATTAAATCCATTTCCTCTTGATACCCAGTGCTTGACGTATGTGTCGGAACTAGGATTAAATAATGTTAAGTAACCTGAAAAACTACCATCATTATCTGTACTCATATTTCTATATAATTGTTGATCGCCTGTTCCTTGTGCATGATCTCCAGCCGCTTGATAAGTTAAACCATAACCACCATCACTTTCCAAATGATAACTTTCAAAAGCAGTAGATGTTTTGGTTACATTATAATTTGAGCCATTGTCAGTAGATAAATTAAATTGATATTCAGCACCACTTGTTGCGGCATGAATATTCACAAAGAAAAACTTATACTCTTTGTAATCCCCCAATGTGAACTCTATACTAGCAGATGAAGAAGCTGTGGCACTAGAGATAAATACCAAAGACCCACCGAAGCCAGATGCCATAGCACCATTGTCAAAGATTGTTGTTCCGTTAGATATTAATCCCATGATCAAACTCCTTTGCGAATTTCTATACTGTAACGAAGTGAAAGTGTAGCCATTATTTCACTCCATACATTTTGATTATGCCGTCATCAATGTTTCCTGAACTCATCTTGAACTGAACTGCATCAATGGCATTGGTAGTATTCCCATACCCAGCAACATAATTGTCAAGTGAATAATCTGCTGAATAATAAGTATTTGCTCTGCTAATAAAATGCTTAACGAATGTGTTTGAACTGGGATTAAAAATTTGTATTTGACCAGATATTGTTTCATCAGCACCATTTCCAACACTAATTCCTAAAGTTTGATAAGCAGTAGATTGTGCTAAATCACCTGCAGTATAATATTCTAAACCTGCTGCTGTATCATTTTCTATGTGGTAAGCATCAACATAAGTTGTTGTTTTAGTAACTGCATAAGTACTTCCACCATCTGTACTCATATTAAATTCAAAATTAGCACCATTAGTAGCTGGGTGTATTGATATATATTTAAACACATAGCTGTCATACGTACTATCTATTCCTGATGTAAATTCTATTGATGCACTGCTACTAGCGGTTTGAGTAGAGAGTAAGGTTAAACTTCCTGTTGGTACAGCAGCATCTAAAGCACCATTGTCTATTAATGTTGTTCCACCTGATACGACTGCCATATTATGATCCTTTTATCCCATACATCTTAATTGTACCAGCGTCTATGTTGCCTGATGACATAACAAACTTAACTGCATTAATAGCAGAAGTAGTGTTCCCATATCCAGCTACAAAATTATTCATAGTATATCCACTATAAAAATAAGTATTTGAAGTTGATATAAAATGCTTAACATAAGTTGTTGATGATGGATTAAATAATGTTAATGTTCCACTACTAGATTCATCATCAGCGTTTCCCATATCTCTAACAAGATTTTGATTTGATGTTGATTGTGCTAAATCTTCAGCAGTACGATATGTTAAATCAGCACTACTTCCACCTTCATTATGTTCTGAATTAAAAAATGTAGTTGTTTTTGTAACTGCATAAGTAGAACCGCCATCTGTACTTAAATTAAATTGAAATTTAGCTCTTATTGTAGCTGGGTGAATATTGATAAACTCAAACTGATAAATATCATACGTACTATCAATCCCACTTGTAAACTCTATTGAACTAGAAGCTGATGCTGTGGCTTCTGATATAAGTATCTGGCTACCAAGTCCTACACTAAATGCACCATTGTCTAGAATTGTAGTGCCATTGGAGATAAAAGGCATGTTAAATCTCCTCTAGTTTAAACTTATATTTTTTACCTGATTTATTATTAAGTAAGTAAAGATCGTCAGCACCCTCTTGGATTGTCCAATTACCTTTTGTTCCATCAACAGAGTTACCTTCGCTTTTAGATTCGTTAGATAAATTTAAGTCCCCAGTATAGATGTTAGCCCAAACTTTAGTTGATGAACCTAGATCATAAGTGTCAGTAGTAGAAGGAATAATATCCTCACCAACTGCACTTAAACTTACTGATACATCTGAAAAAGATAAAGTTCCTGATCCATTAGTGGTTAAGGCTTGTCCAGTCGTTCCGTCTGCTGCGGGTAAAGTAAATGTTACATCTGATGCAATCGTATCAGCAGCTTTTAATGCTACATAGTTTGATCCGTTATCTGTATCTTCTGGTAATCTAATCTCAGCACCCGCAGATGCACTTCCTGTAACTGTAATTGGTGTTGTAAGTGATGAATCTGAAAAGTCTATTATGTTAGCTGAGTAATCAACTGTTGCAAATTGAATATCATCTGTGCCATCAAAAAATTTAATAGTAGGATTAGTTGCATTAGTTGTGTCTAACCAAAGTGTTCCAGCAACAGCACCACTTGGTCTTGATGTACCTGATTGCATTGAGTTGATTGCTGATAATGCGTTGTTTAAATCTGATCTAAATGCTGGAAAGCCCTGATTGGCTATGTTCATGTCGTGTTGTGCCATATATCCTCTCTAATATCCTTTACTTATATAGTCAAATACTTTTGAAACACCTGTATCTGAACTGTTATAAAAATTAACATCAAATCCGTTAATTGTTTTACTACTTATTGTAAAATAATCACCAGTTGCCATTCCTTGTGCTGTAATGCCTACTGCGTAATTACTACTATAATATGGGTTTGTAAATACCACAGAATAAGTACCTGTACCACTTGTAATATCATTTCCACTAAAGATTCTATCAGGCATATCTACTGTTACTGCTAATTCAGATATAACTGGAGTAGATGATAAATCTTTAGAAATCATAGTAACTCTAAACTTTAAATAACGAGCAGTATAATTTCCTATGACAAATGTTTTAAATGCTGTGTAGGTAATATTATCAGTTGATGTTGCTATTTCTAATCTTGCTTCACAGTTTGCGGGTGTATCTCCGTCAAAGTTAGAAGGTTGGTCATCAAAATCTCCAGCCCTGTTATCAAACAAATCATCAAGGTTATCTGATGTTTGAGTTAAGTTAGCTGTTACTCTTGAAGTATAAGTTGCACCAAGATCAACAATATTAGAAAATTCATAAGTACCTGATGAGTATAAATCAAAGTTCTCTACACCCGAATCAAAGTTTCTAGTTGCTTCATCATCAAATAAACCAGTAGCACTATCAAAAAGTTCTGATGAATCTAATCTAATCGTATTATCAGTTTCAATAATATTAGTTTTAGCACCTGTAAAATTAGGGTGTTCTGTTTGTGTAGCTACTGAATTATGGTTAATAATATCTTGTGTTGAATTGATAATTCCTGACGCATTAGAACTAAAGTTTCCAAGTTTATCTACGGCTTTAATAAGATAAGTACCTTGTCTGCTTGGTACAGAAATTGATGTTGCTGGTCTTGATATTTTTTCTACAAGATTAACTGAGTTTTGCCATGTTGCCGTTCCATCTGTTTTTTCACTAAATCTTAATGCGTAATATGCTAAATCTAAATCGGGTACTGCTGTCCAAGCTAAATGTGCTTCTCCATTAACAACATTACAACTAAAGTCCTCAACATCATTAGGTGGTGCAATAGCACCTACAATCGTTCTTTGTGCTGTTACATAAGTAGATGATACACCTAAAGTATTAATAGCTTTAACTCTTACATCATAAACTTCTTGGTCAATCACGTTTAATACTCTTTGATTTAATCCTGTACCTTGTGCATGGATTTTATAATCTGAATCTGTACTTAATTTGTATTCTACTTGATAATAGTCCACGAAGTTATCAGGTGATGCACCAATAGTAATGTCCATAGCAACAATAACTGTTCCATCATTATATTGAATAAGTTGATCTGATAAAGTTACTGAAGCTGGTGGTTGAACAGAAAGAGGATTAGGTAAATTAGTATCAGCGATTGTTGGTGCTTGTGCTTTTGATGTCCAAGCATAAAAGTTATCTTGATGCTCAAAGAGTTGTAGATCAACAGTTAAGTCCTCATTAATTGTCATTCCAAGAACTCTAAATGGTTTATTATTAAATCCACCTGTAGGGTAATAGATTTGTACAATATCTCCTACAGCTACATCTAAAAATTCTGATGTAACTCTAACTTGAACTTGTAATTGATTTCTTGATCTTCTTAAAATAACTTCTGCCAAACCTTGTGCTTGATAAACTGATGTAACATTAGGAAAAGAATAATTACCTTCTAATAAAACTCCGTCATCAGCTAACATAGTTGCGTGTTGATCTGCACTAGGTAAACCTGAATCATCATTAGGTGGATAGCTTATAGTATCTTCTTGATAGTTTTTATCTGGGTTTACAAATGTGGCAATAATACGATTGTATTTGTTATTCTTTCTTTCACCTAATAATTTAGCACCACCTACAACATTATCTGCATTAATGGTTTTAACTGCTGTGCCTGTTCCCTCAATAGTAAGTTTATAAACTCCTTCAGTATAAGTGAAGAAAGCCCTCATAGGGTTTAAGAGTTTTTTAACATTCTCTATGACTTTTTGTGATGTATCTATAACTCCATTAGTTTCAAATAAGTTAATATCTGATCCACCAGAATAAGGTGTTACTTGTGTTTCACATTCATCAGCCGCATCTTGAAATGATTGAAAGTTAGCTTCAAAAGCATCATCAGGTAAACCTTTTCCGTATCTGCTATTTCTTAAATAATCTAATAAACATAATGCAGAGTTATTTGAATAAGCGG